AACGTGTCGACATCGATATCAGTCATCAGGCGCTTGCCGGGGGCATGTTATGCGGGGACGGCCAGTGGCGGCAGATTGTCACCATTGAGGACGCGCTCGCCGGGGGCTGTACCCTGTTTAACCTCGACCAGCTCAGACAGGAAAACAGCGCGGATGACTTCCGTAACCTGTTTATGTGCGAGTTCGTTGACGATAAAGCGTCGGTATTCCCGTTCGAAGAGCTCCAGCGTTGCATGGTCGATACGATGGAAGAATGGGAGGACTTCGAGCCATTCGCTGACCGTCCGTTTAACTGGCGTCCGGTCTGGATTGGCTACGACCCGTCACACACCGGCGACAGCGCAGGCTGTGCGGTGCTGGCTCCGCCACTGGTTGCCGGTGGCAAGTTCCGCATCCTTGAGCGTCATCAGTGGAAAGGCATGGATTTTGCCGCGCAGGCCGAGGCCATCCGTGCGCTGACCGAGAAATACACCGTCGACTATATCGGCATCGATGCGACCGGCATCGGCCAGGGTGTTTACCAGCTCGTGCGTTCATTCTTCCCGGCATCGCGCGCTATCCGCTACACACCGGAAATGAAAACCGCAATGGTGCTGAAAGCGAAAGACACCATCCGACGCGGGTGTCTGGAGTATGACGCCGGTGCGACCGACATCACGCAGTCATTCATGGCTATCCGCAAAACCATGACCAGCAGCGGTCGCAGTGCCACCTATGAAGCCAGCCGCAGTGAGGAAGCCAGCCACGCGGATATCGCATGGGCGACCATGCACGCCCTGTTAAACGAGCCACTTTCCGCCGGTAGCGGTATGCATTCAACCTCGATTCTGGATATCAATTAAGATGAAAAAACGCCAAAAGAAACAGCCAAAACAGACCAACATGACCGCCAGCGCACCGCAGAAAATGGAGGCGTTCACCTTTGGCGAGCCGTCACCCGTTCTGGATCGCCGCGATATCCTCGACTATGTCGAGTGCATCAATAACGGCAAATGGTACGAGCCGCCGGTCAACTTCTCCGGGCTGGCGAAAAGCCTGCGCGCCGCCGTGCATCACAGCTCCCCGATTTACGTGAAGCGTAACATCCTGACGAGCACCTACATCCCGCATCCGTTGCTTTCACGGCAGGATTTCAGCCGCCTTGTGCTCGATTATCTGGTTTTTGCTAACGGCTATCTTGAGAAGCGCATGAGCGTGACCGGCCAGCTCATGAAGCTTGAAACCTCTCCGGCCAAATACACCCGCCGGGGTGTCGAGGATGGGGTTTACTGGTACGTGTCGGACTTCACGCACCCGCACCAGTTCGCCCCCGGCTCAGTCTGTCATCTGCTTGAGCCCGACATCAATCAGGAGCTCTACGGGATGCCGGAATACCTTAGCGCGCTTAATTCTGCCTGGCTGAATGAATCCGCCACACTGTTTCGTCGCAAGTATTACCAGAACGGCGCGCACGCGGGTTACATCATGTACGTCACCGACGCGGCGCAGAGCAGCACAGACGTCGAGGCGTTGCGCTCCGCGATGCGCGACTCGAAAGGGCTCGGTAATTTCAAAAACCTGTTTTTCTATGCCCCGAACGGGAAACCGGACGGCATCAAGATTGTGCCGCTGAGTGAAGTCGCCACGAAGGATGATTTTTTCAACATCAAAAAGGTGAGCGCCGCCGACCTGCTCGATGCGCACCGCGTACCGTTCCAGCTTATGGGCGGCAAGCCCGAGAATATCGGCTCTATGGGCGATATCGAGAAGGTGGCGCGGGTGTTTGTGCGTAACGAGCTGACGCCATTGCAGGAGCGTTTCAAGGAAATCAATGAATGGCTCGGTTTAGAGGTGATCCGCTTTAAGGATTACAACATCGAAACCGAGTAATCCCCCGTCAGAATGCCGCCTCCGGGCGGCATCCTCTCAGAGCCAGCCAGACACCGCACACGCGACGCAACCACGCCAGCACCTCATTAACCGACCGCACATAACAGCGCGCCACCACGACGCGCACAGACGCGTAAAATAAATCCTGTCACCACGTCTGGCGCGCAGTGCTATCCCCGCCTCGCCTGCGCGCTTAGCGGGGCGCTTTTAATGCAAGTGCATCATGAGCCCCGAGCCGCACCGGCACTGGCGCTGGCTGGCAAAAACTGGAGTTAAAAACGAATGCAAACTCATGCACCTGATGCATGCGCCGCTAAAACAGCGAAAAATTCGTTATAAATTCGTCACTTTTCGACCCGACCTCATCCATTAAGAGCAGATATTGCATTCCCTCGTTTAGCGATACCGGCCGCTCATATTCAATCATGAAAACATCGTGATATGTGCGTCCTAACCAGTACCCACCGCCGCACTCTTTGGGTCGCTGAAAGAATACCAACCCGCCCGGCTTAAAGTGCTCTAAAACCTCACCACGATAGACAACCTGAAATTTCGAGTCTTTGACGCCCATATAACCCCCACAAAAAATACTGTATATGCATACAGTCTTTTAGCAGATATCCGTGGTAAACGCTAACGCCTCGCCGGGCTCGTTGTTCAACACCACCGGCACTGAAAACAAGTTTCAGCACCGGTGGCGTTTGTCATTTTGTTGCTTAATTGTCGAGTATCGAATCGACCTCACCCGTTCGCACGTTAACGCGAGCCGCTACAGTCTGTTTGACCACCCCACCATAAGCATTGGTGCCACGAAACGTTGTTTTAACAATGGCATGCGGGTCTTTATTCAAAATAAGATGGTAGACCGTTGAAACATGCTTGTAGGAGGAATCATCATTCATGCTGGCTTTTATAACCTTTTCCAACGGTCGATATGAACCATCCCAACCGCTAAAATTCCCCTGAAAAGTATCGAGATTGATTTTACTGTTTAGGGATTCTGGATCTCTTTCGTAGTCATTAAAGCACCATCCCAAAACTTGATTTAGTTGTAACTCGCCATCTTTCGAGAATGTAAACTCACTCATGCAAGCATAAAACGCATCATTGGCGCTGGCCGGTAACCCCTTGAACTCGACATAATTGGCAACGATTTTATGTCGCGTCTCTTTAAGCTCGTTTCGGTATTCTTTGAGGGACTTATCACCGTACTTAAAGACTTTTTTGACCGGTTCAACAGGAACATTCGTAGAATCATTTTTTGCTACGTGCTGACTATCTTCCGTTCCCCCTAAAACAGCGCTAACAACGACAAGCGCCAGAAATCCACCCAAGAAGATCGCACTGGAACGCTTACGATTTGGCATTTTTACCAAAGAAGGCTTAATCAGACCGATGATAAAACCTACAAATAGAACAAAGGCTACTAAAGAAATCAGGCTGCTCATAACTATCCTTTTGTGTGTAATCCCATAAAAAACAACCCCATGCTATCAAACATGGGGTCAAAATCGTATCTTTACGGGCTACCTCCAGCTTTCATCCTCCCATACCTCTTGCAAAATGTTATCAAGCCGCTCACGGTCTGAATCATTTTCAACGCCCGTTAGTTCAACTCCTGTAATAGACCCTTTCCTTACAAACACGCGCGTTGAAGGAAAGATAGTTGCAACTCTTCTGGTTAGTTCGCTCTGGAAAGCATCAATCAATGACTGTTCGATTTTCTGGTCTTTATCTAACGTAATGTTGATTCTCACTTCGTGTTCTTTTTTTAATTTTTTGCCGACAGGCTCGGCAGAGAAAACCACAGAGAATGAATCGTTTTTTATCAAATTCCCTCTTGCTATCTCCGCAATCAAATTTAGCGCGATTTCACGGTCTTTTTCCTGACATGCACCCTCAGCTGTTAGCCGTGCAATCATCTCAACCCGCTCAATCATAACGTGTTCATTTAGTTCTCTGTTCACACATCCTCCTCTGCGAGATACTGTATAAACATACAGTAACACGAATTGGCAAAAGGTGTGAAGAAAAATTGCAGCGTCATACACTGTATGTACATGATATGGATGAACATTACCTTGCATTTCCCTTTATCCCCCCGGCTAAAGCCGCAACACGACTGAGGATTTTACGGGCTTGAGCCTGATGCGATGGCGCTGCTGAAAATACCTCTCCTTTGCCCGTTCCGCGCAACCATTTTCCGTTAAAGCAACTTTTACCACCTGACATCAGGTGCAGGGCTTCACCCCGGCTGATGATAGTGCCGGTTGTCAGGTGTATCTCGTCGATGGTTTTTGCTATAGCTGCATATTGCTCATCAGTTCCGTGAATGAATTTTCGCCGTATTGCTGGCTTTTGATTTCTGAGTCGGTTCGTCAGCTCTCGTCTTTCACGCCTACTGAGTGGTTTTGATAAATCCAGTATCGGTGGATCGCTTTCGCTTCCCGTACAGTTATTGACAGAACTCCGAGAGGGCGCAGGAGCGCCCTTAACGTCAACGGCCAAATCAACGGCACGCTTCGGCACAATTTTCCACTGCGTGAGCCGGGTTAAAATTGGGGTGCCAGCACCGATAGCGGAGTCGTACACGCCACGGATGCAGACGGTTTCTTCACCATACTGATTAAACTCGGCGCGCGGTTCATACAACGTGCGCACCTGCAAATCATCGCGACGGACAAACGGGCCACCCTGCGCATTAACGTAACCAGCCCAGTCACCGGCGTCAGCGGCATCATGGACGGCCGCAAACTCAACGCTCAGGCCGTGTGCGGTCTCGGTATCAGCGAGGCGGCGCAACTCACGGTAGACCGTCACCGGCGCACCGCCGATAAACTGGAATTGACGGATGTGCCAGCGTGCCGCCCATGCTGAAACGGCTGGAGCGGTCTCTTTCAGCAGCTCACCGCTTTCGTCATCGGTTTCACCATCCAGAGCATAGCCGTCGATATTTTTTGAAATGTATTTAGCCACATAGCCGGTAGCGCTGCCCTTTTCTGGGTCAATGGCCTCGGCATGAAAGCGCGCCTTTTTGGCTTTGTCGCTTCTCAACTCGTGGTGGTCTTCCTCCCACGCATAATCGCGAATGATGAGGCGCACGCGCTCAACGTCTTCCGGCAGCATAAACATAAGCATGTGCCAGTGAGGCGTCCCGTCGTGATGAGGTTCAGCAACACGAATGCCGAAAATGCGGATTTCTTCCCGGTGCAGCTTGGCACGAATGCGCGCCCAAAGGCCGGTGAGATAACTCTGCGTGTCCGACGGGCTGGCTCCTTTCCATTTGGTGTTACGGTATCCCGCTTTAGTTGTGGCGTGATATTTTGACGGCGCGGTCAGGGTATAAAACTCACCGACATAACCGAGCTCATTGCATATATTTTCAAACCCACGAATGCGGGTCATCAGCTCGCAGCGACGTATCGCAGGGTTAGCGACCGAGCCGTCGTATTTTTCAATCAGGCTGATGCGGTTACCGTCTTCGTCTTCGAGATCCAGCCCCTTGAGAAATTCACGTGTGCGGCGCTTCTGCTCGCGCCAGTCAGTCACGCAGTTTTTACTCGCATATGCGTGTCTTTTTTTGCTGACATTACCGACTGCAATGTGCAGATGTTCGCGCCATGCAGCCGCAATGCGTCGCAGACGGTTACGCCACCATGTTTCGGTAAACATGCGGATTACTGCGGGCGCAATATCATTTTTATCGAAAACTTTATTAATCACTCGCTCCCATTTGGGAGGAGTTACATTAAATTGCTGAGAGATAAACCCGGCGTGCATATACCAGGCATAAAGTGTTCTGAACTCACCAAAATCAGAATCATCAATGTTAGCCAGTTCAGCGCGAATGAAATTAGCGATATCAGCGGCCAGCAGGTCAATATCGGCGCGCGCCATATCCGGAAGTCGGTTATATCTGGCGACCATATTGACCATGCGTGATGCCAGATATTGCATAAGCTCAGTATCGAAATGACCACCAAAGACAGCGGCTGATACCTTGCTATTGATACATGTGCACTCGTATTTTTTTGCGACCAGTTCAAGACGTGGCAATGCCTTTTTGCAGAAACTGATTAAAAAGGCATTGGCTCGTTGACTGCCTTGATTTTGCTCCAGCACCGCAGCGGTGCGGTATACATCAAAACGCACGCACTCAGGTTGCAGAGAAAGCACCTTTCTCGCATGCAGCAAAGCCGCGAACATACGATCGCGGCGATGCTGTTGGTCATAAGTAAGATAAGGGCTGGCTATTGCCGACCGAGGAGCATTCCACGGAAAAGCGAACTGAACAGCCAATTTATAACCCCCGATAGTGTTTTAGTTTAAGCTCGGCGATTTGCTGGCAGCTCACGCAAAAGGCCACGCCCGGAATAGCAATACGGCGAGCTTCGGGGATTGGTGCGTCACATTGTTCGCACAGGAAACGGGAAGGTATAGCGATACGGCTACGCGCGTTGCTGATGTGGCGCTCGCGGTCTTCCTGCTCACGCTGTTGTGCTAAATCCATTGCGTCGGCCATTAGTGCAGCTCCTGTGATTCGTTTTCATAACGGGTGGCCTCACGGCGCAGCAGTTCAGCCGCTTCAATACCGTTTAACCCTTTGTTAGTGATATGGGTTGCCAGTGCCTCAAGGCGGATTGAAACTGCGAGCGCGCGACCTTTACGCTCCTCACGTTTGGCAATATTAATTACCGCCATAAGCGGGTCGGTTTCGGCCACAAACAATTTTGGTAATTCTTTCTGCACTGTTCTTTCTCCTGAATTTGGGCAAAAGAATGCCCGGCGGGTTTACGCCATTAAATTTCTGTTTGGATTAATTCGGCATGGTTAGCCGTTTGGGAAATAAGCTCACCACTGCACGAAAATGATTCATTGCCGTAATAAGCGCTTTTTTCTCGTCAGTAGTCAGCTCACTTAATTCGAGCTCATGACGAGCCGCGGATATTTTTGCCAGAAAAAAAATAGCGGCCAACGCCCGATTATTTTCTTCGAATTGTGGGTCGCGTTTATCGCGCATATCATCGACAAAACGCTCAATGTCTTTCCAGCTATCGCCCCAATATCTCGCACGCAACTCGGCCACATGATTAAGACCGGCCAGACGTTCACCCGCTTTTAGCGGAACAGTTGCGGAAACAGCTTCGATAGCCATGTATCCCCCTGCTTTTGAGTAGAGAGGCCAGCCAGTAAATGAGCCTGTGAGCGGCTCGGATGCCAGCGCTTGCCGTCCTTACCTGCGATCCAGCCGTTTCCGTAGTGCATGCCAGGGCTTTGCTTTACGAGCAGAGAAGCGAATGACGGTTCAGTATTCAACATATACACCTCACAAAAGCCCGAACGAGGCACCGAGGCCGCTCATAGTGTCGACTACGCTAGCCATTGCCGGGTTAGCCTGTAGTCGCGCCTGCAACGCCATTGCCGACAATGACAACATGCGAATACCAGCGTTAACGCTTGCAATCATGTTTTGTTTGCGCGCATGGGTAAGTCGGTCATTTGATACCGCCCCGCTTGCCAGCTCACCGAGTTCACTCATGGCGCGCATGACATAAGATTGCAGTTTTTCTTTTGCCAGCTCGTTGACCGGCACGCACGGCAGACAATGGAGCTGAGCCAGAAAACCATCGACGAGGGTCGAGTCTTCGGTCAGATCTGTCAGTGTCCAAATTTCGCGCGGTGTTAACTGGTGCGGCTGTTCCGGATTGAGTTTGTTGTAAAGCGTATGCGGCTTGATACCGGCTTTATCCGCCAGTTCTTTCACGTTATGCGTAGCCGCGAATTTTCTACATGCATCATCAAAGTGTGCATGTGACGAAATGCGAAAATCTAACATGCTGCATCCTTAAAATTCACATAAAGTGAATTACGCACCGATGACAAGTTGAAACCGTGAATGACCTAACGCCTTACGCAACTGCTCTTCTTTCCATCGAGCGTAATAAATTCGTACCGGGCCGCCAGCTTTCTTGCACCCTTTGCGGATTTTGCGCGGTTCGATTGGTACACAAGGGTTGTCACCTGTTGTCCAACGATAAGCAGTACGTTCAGAAACCCCTTCAAGCTCTGCGAATTGTTGCAGAGACACCATAGGGGCAGGAATTTTGAAGATTGCGATCTCGGAAGCCATGTTGCATCATTCCCTATTTGCCAATATTTGCCATATGGTTGCCAACGTTTGCCACTGATTGCCACCATTGATAGTGATACTAATGCTAATTTTAGTATCACGCAACATTAGGATGCTAATTTTGATGCTAGATGCCAATTTTAATAACGAAGCGTTACTAAATAGAATATGTGAGGTTTATGGGTTTACTCAGAAAATCCAACTAGCTAATCACTTCAAAATCGCTGCCAGCTCGTTACAGAACCGCTACACGCGCGGCAATATGTCTTATGACTTCGCTGTACATTGCGCCTTAGAAACCGGTGCGGACTTGAGATGGCTTATGACCGGTGAGGGTGACAAGAACCTTTCATCCAAAGAACAAAACTCATCACAGGAGTTACCATTCTTCACTTTAAGTGAAGGAAGTCTTCGTGAATCTGGTGTTTTGAGTATTGATAATCAGCTTTTTGGTAAACAGCTCAAAAATGCAATCTGCATAAAAAGCGAAAACAGCTGTTACATCACTGAGAAAGAAGCCCCATTGGCTGATGGTTTATGGGTTGTTGATGTCGAGGGAGCAGTCAGCCTCCGGGAGCTAACGGTACTGCCAGGGAAAAAGTTGCATGTAGCTGGCGGGAAAGTGCCTTTTGAGTGTGGGATTGATGAGATAAAAACAGTTGGCCGGGTGGTAGGTATTTACAGCGAGGTTAATTGATGACTGTCCGTAAAAACTCTGGCGGCGGTTGGATATGCGAGCTCTACCCAAACGGGGCAAAGGGCAAGCGCATTAGAAAGAAATTCGCCACCAAAGGGGAAGCACTGGCCTTTGAACAATACACCATACAAAATCCGTGGCAGGAAGAAAAAGAAGACAGGCGCACGTTAAAAGAGCTAGTTAACGCATGGTATAGCGCTCATGGCATTACCTTGAAAGACGGAGAAAAACGCCAATTAGCAATGCACCATGCTTTTGAGTGTATGGGCGAACCGCTCGCTTGCGATTTCGATGCACAGATGTTTTCCCGTTACAGAGAAAAGCGGTTAAAAGGTGAGTATGCCCGTTCAAATAGAGTGAAAGAGGTCTCTCCCCGTACACTTAATCTTGAACTTGCTTACTTCCGAGCGGTGTTCAATGAGCTAAACCGCTTGGGTGAATGGAAGGGGGAGAACCCTTTAAAAAATATGCGCCCCTTCCGTACAGAAGAAATGGAGATGGCTTGGTTAACTCACGACCAGATTTCGTTACTGCTCGGAGAGTGCAAAAGACATGACCACCCTGATTTAGAAACGGTGGTCAGAATTTGCCTCGCCACTGGTGCTCGTTGGTCTGAGGCGGAAAACCTGAGAAAAACCCAACTCGCGAAGTACAAAATTACCTACACGAATACGAAAGGCAGAAAAAACCGCACCGTTCCAATCAGTAAAGAGCTTTATGAATCTCTGCCTGACGATAAAAGAGGTCGGTTGTTTAGTGATTGTTATGGCGCGTTCCGATCTGCGCTGGAAAGAACAGGCATCGAATTACCGGCAGGGCAACTCACCCATGTTTTACGCCACACCTTCGCAAGTCACTTTATGATGAATGGTGGTAACATTCTGGTCTTGCAGCGCGTACTCGGCCATACCGACATCAAGATGACTATGCGATATGCACACTTCGCTCCTGACCATTTAGAGGATGCTGTTAAGTTCAATCCGCTGGCGATGTGAATCGCCACGCGTTTAACAGACACCTCAGAGTCATTTAAGATGACTTAAAGAGAGGTGCCCATGAGCGGTAAGCGTTATCCTGAAGAGTTTAAAACTGAAGCAGTCAAA